GCTGGCCTGGAAGCTCTGGTGGGTCGATATGCTCTACCTCGCCAACTGGAAGGACACGCCGAAGATGAAACGCGGCGAACTCAGTGCCACGGTACGCGATCTGGCGACCCGCTGGATGGTAGGTAAGTCTAGTGTCTGCCGGTTCTTACAGTGCCTCGAGGACGAGGGCGCAATCAGGCGGGACAGCCGCGGGACAGAGGCGGGACACATAACTATCTGCAACTACGCGAGTTATCAGGGGTCGCGGGACAGCGGTGGGACAGAGGCGGGACACGTCTATATCAAAGAAAGAGAGAATAAAGAGAGAAACACATCGTTCGACGAGGTGTGGAAAACTTATCCGAAACGGCACCCGAACCCGAAGAAGCAGGCACGGGCAGCCTACGAAAAGCGACTCAAGGAAGGCGTCAGCCACGAGAAGCTACTGACCGCCACCCGCAACTACGCGGACCACTGCGAACGCGAGGGCACCGAACCGCGGTACATCATGCAGGCGGCGACATTCTTCGGGCCGAACGAACGGTGGCTCGAGTGGCTGGACGCGCCAACCGAGGCACACCACCCGTGCGGTGATAGGGTGCTAGGTTGCGGCGACAGTTTCCCCGAATCGCGGATGGTTCGTAGCGAGTTGGGTTGGTGGTGCAGGCGGTGCGCCTCGAGATACAACGTCGGGACGGGGCAACAAACCCAAACGAGGGAGGGCGTGCTCGACCGCATGAACGTAGCAGCCCCGTCCCGGCTGAACTGAGGAGGTAAGACGTGAGCGCATGGTGGGCTTATTTCCTGTGTAACCGCTACTCGAAGGTGGTCCCCGACTGGCTAGTGCGTCGGGTCTACGGCTGCGATCCGCAGCGGCTACTGACGGCGGGACGGTGAAGAAGCGTGACCACGACGCCGCGATGGGTGCCGCCTGGCACCTCGAGGACTGGCCGGCCGTCCGTGCGGAGTGCGACCGGATGGTAGCCCAACGGCCGGCGTTCGTCTGTTCCGCGCCTGACTGCGGCCGACCCGTCGAGCGAAATGGTATGTGTCGGCATTGCTACGACGAATCCAACGGCGTCCGTCGCAAGCGCGTGTATCGCTATCACTGGCCGCCGATAGACGCCATGCGACACAAGGGCATGACCTGGGTGGAGATCGCGGCGAGTACCGGCTACAAGGCGCAACAGCTCCAATGGGCGTACTACCACCGGAATATGAAAAGGAACGGCAGACGATGAGGTGGCTTGGCTTGCTTCTCGTGGGTTTGGCATTCTGGGTGTTGCGTCCCACGAAATGCCGATTAGCGATCTACGAAGGTCTGCCGGAATGTGAGGTGACAGAATGACACCACCAATGGAGCGCACGGCGAAGGAACGGACGGCCCAAAGCACCGAGGGCATGGTTGAGTCCTGGCAGAACGCCGTCCCGCTGGCAGAAGTGCGGGAGATGCTGATAGAATTGGCGAATATGCCCATGTGGGATGATCTGGACAAGGCGATTGATTTCATTCTACGCAAACGCGGCTATGGGGGTGAGTCATGACTGACACACGGGAACGGCTAGATGCGGCGCGACGGATAATTGAGAGGGCGGCCTGCAATGACCAGTACCGAGGCGGTAGCCGCGAAGCCGTACTTGATGCGGTGGAGGCGTTGTGCGTGGAGGCGTTCTTGGGGACCCAATACGTTTATCGGTCGGGGGCCAGAGCTGCGGCCCGCCGCCTAGTGCGCGGAAAGGACGGAGACGATGGAGATGTGTCAGAAACCGGATCGCCATGAACCCAGACTCAAGTGCGGCCACCCGTTACCGTGCCCTTGGCATAACGACGAAGTTTTGCTGTTAGACAAGGATACGCAGAGAAACCGCGAGTGGGCTGCAAAGCTTCTACGCGACGAACGGAGCGAGAACGATGGCGACTGACCCCTACCCGGCCATCCGCAAGCAGGTCGAGGCGCTGATCCGAGCGACCGAACGAGTCAGCGAACACCGTGCTGTCAGCAAAGCCGATCTCGATGCCTATGACGCCGCCCGTGCCGCGCTGAACTCGCGGGTCGAGGCGCTGTTACGAGACGCTGTTCTGAACCGTAGGCGACCGGCAGGATTCGGCGTGGACGATTATTGCCGTGCCCTACTCGACGAGGAACCAGACGCCACACTTGACGTTCCGCGCCGATCAGGCCCGCTAGGTGGGTCGCATACACACGCAGGGGGTGACGAATGAGCGCAGCGGAAGAATACGAAGCGGCGAAACTGGAATTTGCGCGAGTGCTCAGATTCCGAGAAGGTGAACCGGCCAAGTATATAGCAGTAAACCGCCGCCTAGACGATGCTGTACGGGCGCTGATCGCAGAAGCGTGGAAATGCGGCCAACTCGCCCCGCAGATACTTGCAGAGGTGGATCAACGTAAGTTGACATTCGCCGCCGGACTGCTGCCGAAGGAAGATAAAAGTGAGTAAGCGTGGACTTGCCTATAGGCGACATCAATACGAACGGGCAAAAGCACGAGCCCGACGACGGCTACGGCTATGGTCTAACTTCAGCAGCAACGGCACAGCGTGGACCGAATGGGACGAACGGGCAGTCGGTATGCTGGCCAATACCCGCGTGCTCTGCTCGTGTCACATGTGTGGCAACCCACGCCGCTACTTCAACGAACCAACACTACAGGAACGCAAACATCGTGTGTGAATGCGCCTACCTTCTTAACGAAACACTCGGCGTCCTTCGGGTTTTGGCGTTTTCGCTTACCGTCATCGCAGTGCTGCTCGGTTCGCATCTGATATGGGGTTTCCTCGCCGGTACCAGCGAAGACAAAAAGGGACCGTGATGCAACCGAACGACATCTGGCATGCGGTTATGAAATACGGCATCGACACCGGCTTCGACAGGCACTGTAGCACGCGGGACGGCGGAATAGTGCATTACCGGTGCCGCTACTGTGGGCACGAATTTACCGTCCAACCATTAACCATAGGAGACATGAAGGAAATCTCACATCACGTGGAGTTCCACTTCTCACACTGCCCAGAACGCGAAGGGGGGCAACCATGATACTACAAGACCAGACCCTACAGCAGGAACTGTTGAACCGGCTCGACATGCTGGCCAACACACTCGGAACCACCGTCGAACACCTATGGCCAATACTGGTACGCCAACAGCACATCAATGGCTGGATACACCTGGGCCTATGGGCGCCGTTCTGTCTGGTATTGGCTGGCGGGGCCGCATTGCTCCTGCGCCATACCATCAAACGTGATCGGTTCAATGGCCCGGACTCCGAAGGTTGGTTCATCGCCAACCTGCTATTTGGTATTGCGGGAGCCACTGGACTGATCGCGCTGCCGTTCGTCGTCCATTTCGGTATTACACGACTGGCCAACCCGGAATTCTATGCACTGATGGCGCTTAGGGGGTTTTTCGGTGGTTAATGTCCAGTGTATCGCTGCCGGTCACGATTGGCGACTCCATGGCATGCGGATCGGCCAAGATAGCGACGTACCCAAAACTGCTGTACTGCGCTGTCAGCGTTGCAAGCTAAAGGTGCACTACATGCCGACCGGCACCGCCCGTGACATGTTGCGCAGGGTCGCGTTTAGGGCGAGCCAGTGGGCGCGAGCCGACCTGGAAGAGGCGGGCGCTGTATTGCCGCCCTTTATCCAAAACCTGTCCCTCGAAGAACAGGACCAACTGGCGGAACTTGAATTGCGAACGAATGGATACTGCTCACAAGAGGGGATGAGATATGGCGCGTAAACTATGGGTCAGTCGGGACAAGGATGAGCCGGGCAACGACACGGCCTATGTCCACCTCTGGCGAGGCAGGCAGCCGACACTGAACAACGATGGGATGTGGATGACACCGGAATTGGAGTGCGAGGAGGTGTGCTACGAGTCGTTTCTGAACCTGACCGGGATCACGGTACGCACCGGCACGTGCCGTGCCATCGAGGTCAAGATATGGAAGAAATCAAAATGATGGGCCGTAAAGAAATAACTACGTACAATATGATGGGCCGTAAAGAACTGGCTGCGTACTATGAAGCCAAACGGGGACTGTTCTGTGATCGGCCACAATGCCTCGATTGCGCCATCGAAGAACGCGACCTCGACTTGTCGGTGCGTGAGATTGTCAGGTTCGCCATCGCACACTGTGGCCACGAAGACCGTGCCTATGAGATGGCTGTGGCGCTTGTGCCCGTGAAGCAACTGCCCGCACAGCATGGGCCGACGACAGGGAGTGCGCAATAATGGAATCGTGGGCTACGCTTTGGGCAATCATCTCTGGCATAGCCGCCGCCGCCCTGATCGTATATACGGCCACAGAAATCATTGACGAGAACGGCGAATGGGCACGTAACGGTCGTGCGGCGGCCTTCGCCGTGGTCGTTGTCGCGTACCTGGTAGCCACCTGCGTGCTGTCCGGTATCGCGGCTGTCGAGTTTTACGATGGGACGCATGATGACCAAGCGGAAGAAATGGCGCTGCCTGTTCGGCCATAACTGGCGAATTGTCGATGTTAGAGATGGCGCGACCATCGAACAACGAGACGACACCGGGTTTCGCATCGTAGAGGGATTCTACACCGCACGTTGTCCCGAGTGCGGCAAAGTGAAGGTCTACAGGCGTGAACGCTGGCAGCCAAGGGAGTTTTGGAAATGACGAAACCGGACATCTGTCTCGATACACAGGAACTCGATGACACGCTCCGCGAAGTCGAACGGGTAGTCAGGGAACGTGAACAAATTGACTGGGAAACAAACGAAGGCTTCCGTGGCGGACGTGGTAGAATAGTGCCGGATAGAATGTCCATAAGCGAGGCCATCGTATTCGCGGTACTGTTTTGGGGTGACTGGAAATCCGGCCACGTTGCCACGCGGGCGAGGGCCGACTGGGTACTATTATTGATGGGGAAAACACGATGAGCGACAAAGACCTACATACATCACCACACGCCGTACGCGGCATGCCCGAAGCGTGGTGGTACGAGGAGCCGAAGGGCATTACCGTCGTGGTGGAATTCCGCGACAACGCTGGCGACCACCTGGGCACGAAACAGGTGCCGATCCCGTGGTACATGCTTCGGAACGCACTGGCCAGAAAGGAACGATGACGATGGTGCGGGGCGATCATATTGTAGTGCTCGAACGGCTCCGGCGATTGACGGAGAAATACCATATCGGGAATGTCCGAATCGACCTGGACTGGCAAGATGACGGCCTCTGGTCCGACGAGGTGTTTCTGTGGTGCGGCGATTCCAACTGCTGGCACCAGCACCGCTACAACCCCGAGACGGGCCACGGCTGGACAGAGGTCAGCACGGAATGGGAAGATGACGATGGTCCCGAGTTGGCTTCGCTGAATCGCGCCCTCGACGAGTTGGAGCGGATCATGGCTGAACCCATCGACTGCGAGCACTGTGAGAAAGAGAAGGCCAAGGGTGCGTAGGGCCTACGTATACATGGGTATTGCGCTATTGGCCGTGGGTATATATCTTATGGTGTATGTGGTTGGGTGGCAGTTTCTACACCCGGATGTGACGGAAACGAGGGCCTTCCTGACGCTGTGGAAGGAAATCGCTGGGATGCTGCTGGCTTTTGCCGGTAGCGGGGTGCTACTAACGAAAGGAAGGTTGAATCATGGCGGGTACGGCAAATAAGAAAAAGCGGGCCGGTCATTTCACGCGGTCAGCCAATAGACGTAAACCTAGTGACTACACTGACCTGAAAGGCACCGTGCGAGTGCGAATCGCGCTGGCCAACCCGGAAAACCCGGCCACGTTTCTGGCGGGCAATCTGTCACGGCAGTTTTCGGTGGCCAATACTACGGTTGGCGAGGTCGTGGATGTGATCGAACTGGCGCTGTTTGGCGATGAACAGTGACTGGTGGCTGGCACGGGCAGTCCGTCAACGCGAGGCCGAACAGGTGCGGCGAAACCAGTGGGGACTGCCAGACTTGGCCGATTTACGGGCGGCGGCGGATAAACTGTTCGACAGGCGGCGCGGATTCAACGGCCAAGTCACAGGCATCCGATTGCGTGGCGATTACGCCGACAGAATCGGGCCAAGCCACAGCAAAATGAACGCAGAACTACGACGGGACCACAGGAAGCGTTGTAGGCAGTAAACGAAAGGGGGCGACATATGGGAAAGAGGCCATCGTGGCGTAAGGGTATCGCCACACCGATAAAGGACAATCCGGGCGGCGAATGGCAGGGTAAGGCGACTCTCTATAAAGTCGAGCCGCCCATGGAGTACGAAGACTACGACGACAAACTTGAAAAGTACATGACCCGGACAACCAGCTATGTCATCGTGTCGGCGGTAGATGCTTATCTGACAGGGCCAGAAACCTACATCTTCCCGGCCACCAATGCGGGTAAGGTGAAGGATTGGGGCGAAATGGAAGGTTCGTTCCGTGGCGCACTCGACCACGAGATGGCGCTGGACAACGCCGGATATGGCGTGGCCGCACCGAAGGGTGGGGTACACTGATATGGCTTGGGAACGCATCGAACAGCTTTTGGGCATCTTCGCTGTCGAGGAAGATGATGCGGCACCGGGGCTACTGGCATCGCTGAAGCGGGCACAGGCCAGGTTGAATCCATCTATTGGGGCCGCCCTAGAGTCATTGGCCGACCAAGAGCATGTCGCGGAAGACCTGTTCGTGGTGGCCGCGACACTATTGGCGCTTGCCATGGAGATGTTGGATGAACAGGTCTATGCCAATTTCCCAGAAGATGCGAAGGAATCCATTGGACAGATTTTCGTACTCGCATCTCTGTTACTGCAATCGGAGTATTACGCCGATGGTAAAGACGACGAAGAAAAGCCACCACCCAACGTGGTGCTGAACTGAAGGCCGGTTGGCGATGAAAGTGATCGACTGGATTAGCTACAAGGAAGCGGGCGACAAGGAAGACAGCCTCGGCGGCTGGGGTGGCTGGTTTAATGCCGCCATGCTGGGTGGCCCGGATGGTCCAGATACCGTCGAGACCAAAACATTCGGTGAGAGGCACACGAGTGGCGGCACACCATGGGATGAGTACGTCGAAAGTACCACGACAAGTGAGAAAGAGGCCGCCTACGCCGAGGCGTTGCGTAAGTCTATCGTCCAGCACGATGTGCGCTACGGCGGGTTCTGGCACCAGTATAGCGAAAATGGTGTCCCGCTGTTCGAGGACGGGACGGTTGCCACGTTCAGCATGCGGGCCTGGGGCGACCTGTTGGCCGCGATCTGGTCTGACGTGGATGGAAAGCCCTACTGCTATGCCGACTTCGCGTGGTATAGCGAGTGGGACGAGAAGAAAGAATAAACAACGCTGGCGACGGCTGGCGTTGGGGGTGTGACGGAACAACGCTACGGGCAGCATGGGCGTAACGTACACCGGCCCGATGGGGTGCTCCGACAGGGGCAACGGTGGTTCCAGCGTCAATTATACAGAGCAACGTCTGCTCCGCTGGTTGGGGGAAGCCAATCCCCCCACCCCACTCAAACAAAAGGGGACAGTCATGTTGTCGGATGGGATTTCTGCTGACCGAAAGGCGCCGCGACTGCGTGCCGAGATAGAGCGCTTGTCTAACACACTTGACGATCTCTCGAATCAGAATCGGGCGATTGCTACGGCACTGGATCGGCTCACCGGCACCATCGCTACAAACGAAGAAAGCGATAAACCAATAGTGCCGGTAGGCGAAGACTTCACATCGCAGCTTTGCAATGTAGCAACCCGCCTAATGAGGGAGACAGAGAAAACACAGCAGTCGGCCAAGCGATTGGTCGAACTGATTTGAATATGGGGGCCGGGGCCGACCCGGTGACAGCCTGCACCTGTCCGACTGGCATGGGTAGAGAGACTGGTCCAAAAACGCGCAACGCGACTACCGAAGTGCAATGCCGGGAAGCCCCTCCATTCTCACCAGAAGGATAAGAGTATGCCTGACGAGAAGCGCACACACGTGATCATCCTGTTGGACCAGAGTGGTTCGATGGGCTCGATCCGCAAACAAGCCATCGATGGCTTCAATGAGCAGGTGCGGTCAATCCAGCGTAACGCTGATCTTGGTGGCGATACTTGGGTGTCGTTCTACAAGTTCGGCGGTGGCGACGGAACGAAGCCGCACTGGGAACGTGTATTCGATGCACGGCCCGCATCAGCACTCACGGCGATTGACGAGCGCAGTTACGTGCCGAATGGCATCACGCCATTGTACGACTGCGTGGGGATGGCGCTACAGGATGCCGAAACCAAGAGCCACGAAGGCGATGTCGGTTTCCTGTTCTGCGTGATCAGCGACGGGTTGGAGAACGCATCGCGGGAATGGACGGCGGAACGGATCGCAGAGAAGGTCAAGGCCCTACAGGACACCGGCAAGTGGACCTTCGTCTACATCGGTGCCAATCAGGACTTGGGCGATGTGCAGAAGCACCTGGGCATCCGGCAGGTTGTTTCCTACGACGCAACGCCGAGGGGCTACGAAGTGATGAGCCACAACCTTTGTGCCAGCACGACTGGTTACTTTGAGTCGCGGTCCAGCGGCAGCACATCCAAAGACGATTTCTGGGAGCAGAAAAAGTAGATATGGAAGTTTGGGCCATTGGTGACATCCACGGTGACTGGACCCGGTTGTGGGACCTTCTACGGCTGCTAAACCCCCAAGACCGTGGGGTAATTGTGCAGGTGGGCGACTTGGCGCTCTGCGATGCATTTATCCAAGCGTACGAACAACGAGCGCCCGTCTTGTTACGTAATGTTCACACGTATGTCATCGAGGGCAATCACGAGTATTTCCCGTTCTTTCGGGACAGGGACAAGCCGTGGGAGATGGCCCGTGGGCTCACGTATATGCCACGGGGTTCAGTGTTGAAGATTGGTCGCAAGAGAATCGGGTTTTTGGGTGGTGGATTCTCTATCGACCACATGCACAGGCTCCCGAATCATCAGTGGTACTGGCCGGACGATGAGGAAGTGACGACGAGGGATATTGCGAAATTCGACAAGGTGGACCATCTTGATCTACTGGTTACCCATACGCCACCACAGAGCGTGATCGAGCGCAATTTTGACCGACGAATCTTGAATTCGTTCGGGTATCACCCGGAATGGGTCGATTCGTCGGCGGTTCTGGTAGACTTTCTGTGGCAGAGGTTACGGTTCCCGAAACTCGTGTGTGGACACATGCACAAAGCCGTCCGCGACGGGAACTGCCGGATTCTCGCGGAAGGCGAAATGGTCAACCTGACCATCTAACCATTACCTCTAAGGGGGGTACCATGAAGCAGTACCGACAGGGTGATGTGCTGATCCAACAGGTCAAGGAACTTCCGTACTGGATACGGAACCAGACCAGCGAGAAGCGCAAGGAATGGACGCTCGCGCTTGGTGAGGCGACCGGCCACGCCCACGTGCTCGAAGCCGATGTGATGGAGACGTGGGGTCAGCCGCAGTTTGGTAGCGCCGGATTTGTTGAAGTCGGTGGTACTGGTGGGGTGGTGACCCACCAAGAGCACGAGACCATCGAGTTGGAGCCGGGTATCTACACTATCGTTCACCAGCGAGAGTATGCAGGCCCGAACCAGACCCGAGCGGTCTTCGACTGATGGCTGAATCGTTCGGTTCGACGCGACTGCCACGCTACGCCATCGTGGCGTGGCAGAGGCGCGAGCGCATGTTGTTCTACCACGAATTTGGTTCGTGGCAGGGCGAATGGGTCATGCTATCCGCCAGCGACACGCATTACCAGCTTTACAAGGGCTGGTACGGGTCGTGTTCCGGCTGCGATGACTTTGAGGCATCGTTCAATTCAGCGCAAAACGCCTACCGTGACAGCGACGAAGTCAAGGGATTTGTGAATCGCTACCCGCCGTTTCTGATAGCCGAGCGCCGGAAGTTTCACGATGTGGCCATGAAAGGCGCCGCTAATCTCCTACAGGTGATGCCGAAGAACGTACGTGATACGGTGGGCGACGACGGTATCGACTGGCCCATGGCCGCCCACGACATGATGGTCGCCATCAAGAACGATCACGAAGTGACTTGTACGTGGGAAGAAATCATCCGTACGACCAATACAGAGATTGCCTCGGCGGCACTGCGCCTGCTGGGTTATGATTCGTTTATCGAGCAGGCGAAGCCGGAGATCATTGATCGGCGCGGTGACGATGAGTTGCTATCTGTGCCGATGCCCCCCGGCGGGATACCCAATTCCGGCGATGACAAGGTCATTATGGTCGCCAGCGTAAAGGACGCATCGACAGACCGTCGATTCCTGTTGCGTGTACCGCCCACATCTACATCGGTACAGGCGGCGGTGGCTTGGACGTTTGGGATGTCCGAGGACGCCTATGACCCCGATGTGGAAACGTAAAGGGTGCCGGGTCGCGCAAGTTGCGCCAAAAGACGCCACTAGGCGACGAATGCGCGTGTAACGTCGTCACCGGCACCCCAAATTAGAAAGGCCGGGTATACATACCCGGCCTTTCTGTTGGCGCTCACGGGTGACACTACTTTTTCCCGTCACTACCACCTTCCCCCACCCCACGACCGTCGCGCCAAGCGATGCTATCCAGTAACAGTAATTCGGCCAGTTTGGGATCGCGCTTTTCGTACCACCAGATCATCACAGCATAGGCTTCGGCCAGGGACCGTACGGCGCTGGTGGCTGACATATAGCGTGTGGCCTTAGACGTGTGCCCTACACCAATCGGGATGACCTCTCCCCGTATGGAGAGGTCGGCCAACTGGTGCATGACCTTGCCGCCGTTATTGTACCCAAGGTCAATGGCGATCTCGCGGGCGGTAAGTGGGCTATCACTGGTGTTCAAAGTTTTGAGGATTCGACTGCATTCTACTCTATTGATAGCCACGGGTTTTGTTTTCCGTTCCAGTTTCACCCTGATCGGCGGGTTTTGTGTTCGTACTGCCCGCCGGAACTGCTCCATATCGCCCGTGAGTCTCATTGCGCACGACCGGGGCGCACATCCTGGCTTGCCGTATCTATGTCCATGCCACTACCTGTCCGGCTCGCAAGGAGGCTCCCCCGCCTGTTCAGTGCACCCCAGCCGCGCTATCTTCGGGCTCCGCTCTAAAGACGATTTCCTGTAGCGTCGTCTGTGCGATAACGGTATCTTGGGCCATCACCACGCAGCCCTGTCGGCAGCGTAGGGTTAGTGGCCGCCCCGTACCCGGTGTCTGGAACGTAATGTCGCATCCACCGGGCAACTGGCACGCGATACGCACTACTTCGTACTGCACCATCTCGTATTCGGTATCTTGGTTGTGGATGTTGCCGACAAAACCCACAAAGGCCAAGACGGTACAGCCGACGACCACACTAGCAGACAACAGCCGTACGTAGTGTTGCATCTTACTGGATCGTCACCGTGTCCGCGAGTATCTGCATTGGCACGATGGTCGTCTCGATCACTTCGGGATACGGGAAGATGATCGGGAGTTCTGGTCCCGCTCCCGCACAGGTGATTGCTCCACCAAGGTGTCCACAGGCTGTCCCCTGTGCAAAATACTGTTGGCCGAACGTGCCGCCCTGCCAGATGTAGGCCGTGTCCGCGAAGATACTGTCGAACACAATCAGGTCCGGCGAGCGAATCGTGACGTTGTAGCGCACACTGTCATAGGGTATGCGTGTGGTGTCCGGGCCAGCGATGATTAGCCGCTCGGCACCAACTTGGCTTGCCCATTGCAACCGGATCGCCCTGTAGGTGGTATCTTGTATGACCACCGTATCGAGTAGGGCGACCGCTTCGTAGCAGTCACCGAGCACCCACGGTGCCATTGTGATTCGGTCGGCTGTGTCGGCTGGTTCGTTGTTGTACCCGCCATCGCTGCACCAGACCGTCCCGTCCGTGAGCAGGACGGCTGCGACCAACTGCTGCTCGCACGGCATGTTCGGATCGTCGGTGCTACCACGACAAACGCCATCGCTAGACTTGAGCGCAAGCGTGGAGTTCTGCGGGTAGACCTTCACATCGACTGTATAGGGCTCTAGCTGCCCCAGATCGAGGATGCCCATCTTCCGCGCCCACTCGGCATTCGAGAGATAGCTGTCCAGTTGTTTGTTATAGTGTGCGGCGACGTTCGGGATCACGACCATGACAAGCCCGAAGATGGCGGCCCAAGCAAACCACGGACGCGCCCTGCCAAGGAATCCCCGCTCTAATAGCTCACCCTTCATCGTCCCTTCCCCTTGGTTGTTGGCTAGGTAACCGTTACCCCTATATATAATTTGGGCATAGAGCCCACGTTACGGCAATATTGTGTCATCTGGGCCATACCGTTATATTACCGTTATCCGAAACGGGCCTTTTGTACCACAAGTGGAGACCCCAAGGATTGCCAAAATGTTGAACCTGTCATCGACGACCAGGCGCCTCGAATACCCACCCCGCAAACCAACGTACTCGCCATGATCAAGCCGATGAAAACATGCCCCAAGCAGAATTGTCGCCGCCAGCGGAACCTCGATAAATTGTGTGATGGGTGCGGCAAGACATACCCCTGCGGTCCCAAGGAAGACCTGTGCTGCGAGTGCGCCGAAAAGGCCGAAAAGGACGATGTGGCAGCCATCCCGTGGCCACCATCGCCGCCGACCGGCCCCGATGCCAGGCCGTTCAGCAGGGCGGACAAGGCGCCGGATGCCTATGTGAAGTGGCGCGAAAGCGATGAGGGCTTACGGGCACTGCACTGGATGTTGCGTGTAGCGCAGGCAAAGTACGATCAGGGGGAGCGACGGATCGGCGTGAATTACCTGTCCGACCTTCTCCGCGACAAGATGAAGGTAAGACACGCCAATGACTGGCGACCATGGATCGCCAACGATCTGGTGGTACTCGACCCACGACTGGTAGATGTAATCCAGCGGAAGACACGCAGAAAACCGGAACCGGACCCGATTGAGCCATGAGAGACTTTTTGAAGACACTGGTGGTGCTGGGCGCGATGGGGTTATTGGGTTTGGCATGGTGGATCAGCCTACAGCCGAAGCCGCACATTCCCAATGTGATCATAGAGCCGATGGGGGAGGACGATCTGTGGTATGAAGAGGTTGGTCATAATCGAGGACACGGGCGGTGATTTCGTTTTGTACGAAGTGGAGCGTGAGACAAAGACCAAATACTATGGCACGGTGCTGGCTGGCGAGTATTACAAGAGCTATGCCCTGCGTGAACGGGTCGTACTGGAAGACGCGATGCTGGCCGACTGGGAAGCACTAGAGGCGCTGCGACGAAAATACCAGTACCACTGCGACAACGTGGACAAGTGGTACGAGAAACACAAGAAAGAGCTATTGTCGGGGGGGTCCGATGGGTGACATCTACCTGTTTCGGCGTTGGCCGCTGATCCACGATCTCGGCCATGCGGTCATTTCGACAGTTGCATCGTTGGCGATCTGGTGGCTGACGGGCTGGGGCTTGTCACTCGCGTTCTTCCTTGGCTGTACTGCGATGGCTACCGTACTCGAAGGGATGGACATCTACTTCGGCGGCATCGTCGTCACGCACAGCCAGCGTGTCCGTATCCTACAGTCGCGGATCGCCAACTACGGATACAGGCCATCACCGGACAACGTGAAGGACTGGTTGAACTACCAGGTGCCGTGGTTGTTCGCGTTTGCGTGGGGCGGTGACTGGCTGAATTTCTGGCTGGCGCTAGTGGTACTGTATGGTCTGCACATGGGTTTTTATTTCAAAGTGTGGAGTTGGTGATGCGACTCAAGGAAGTGATACCGGACTTTAGTGACCCCTTGCTCGTGGTGTTCTCGCCCGAGAACAAAGCGTGGGTTGCATTGGCGTTGGATGAGGCGACAGTAGCAGGTGTAGAAGGATTCGTGGCGGCGCACGGCGACACACCGAGTGCTGCTATCGAGCAGTTGCTGTTGGCCAAAATCGCATGGATCGAAGGTTGATGTCCCTTATCAAGGTCGTCCACTATAGCAACACGCCAGTTGCCGGTTCACCGTTTTTCACCAGCCGAGCCCTCAATGACTATACGACCATCTGGTCGCATACGATACAGCACAAGACTGGGTACGGCGCACGCACCTATCCGCATGGGCTATTAGTGCGCAACAACAACCTGCACATGCTCGCCAAGGTGCTTGAAGGTGCGGACATCGTTCATTGCCATAATTACCTACCTACCCGCGTTGGTTTAATGAAGGCGGCCCGCCGGAAACCGCTGGTCGTGCAACATCACCAGTACCCGCCATCGGCACGATTGCCCACCAAGCTTTCTGACAATGTGCGAGAGGCGATCATAGCCCAGCCAGCGTGGGTAAGGGAGTACGAACAAAAACAGCCAGACATGGAGTACGTGCTACTACCCAACATTATCCCGATCTACGATGACCGTTTCTGTCCACACGGTTGGAGTGCACGTCGCGTATTCATGGCACCGGAACCGCACAAGAAAATGCATGTCGCGTATGCCCCGAGTGCCCGCAATCTCGGTGGGCTGCATGACAAGGGGTTTGATGGCACAATGCGGGTATTGGAGAAACTGGCGGGCAAGGGGGTGCTGACATACGACCTGATTGAGAAGACGCCGCTCTGGGAGACGCTGGAACGGAAACGATTGGCGCACGTGGTCATCGATGAGGTTGTTACCGGGAACTTCCACCGTGCATCGCTTGAATCGCTATCGCAGGGTGCCTGCGTGATCGCCAATATCAACGACTATGCGCGGCAGTTTCTCCGGCACTATCTCGACATAGATGATGACCAAATCCCCTGGGTCAGCACGGACATGGCCGGGCTAGAGGGGACGCTGGTCAACTTGGCGGAAAACCCGTTGGACGTAGCTCGCCTACGTGTGCGTTCGCGTCGGTTTATGGAGAGTCATTGGAACCCATCGATGATGGCCGAACGCTACGAGAGACTGTACTGCGATATGCTCGGGCGTGGGGATGAATATAGCGGCGAACGGTTTGTAGGGTCCAATGTCTGAATACAAAGATGTGAAGGGCTTTCTGTGGCCCGCTGAAGATGTGGACTGTGCGGCGGTCATTTTCAGTTGGTCGGACGAGATTCCATTGGCGCTCAAACATTGCCGTCACATGGAGACCGCCGTACAGGCGGGCGGGAACACGGGTGTATGGCCCAAGAAATTTGCGGAACACTTCCGGGTCGTCTACACATTCGAGCCGGACCCCGACAACTTTCACTGTTTGGTCAACAACTGTCCCGAGCCCAATATCATCAAGCTACAGGCGGCAGTCGGTGATCGGAGCCACCCGGTGGGTTTGAAATACGTGCATGGCCGCCGGAACATGGGTGCCGTAGCCGTGGACGTGGACAACGACGGGCTGTACCCCGTACTGCGGATTGATGACTTGGGACTGTCACGTTGTGATTTGATTCAACTGGACATTGAGGGATACGAACCCGTGGCATTACGGGGCGCACGGGATACGATTGCGCGTTTCCGCCCCGTAATCATGGTAGAGGACAAGGGGCTGTCTGTACCCTACGGGTATCCATCGCGTTGGTCAGAGGCCGCGCTGAAGGACTTGGACTACCATGTGGTAGAGCGTGGTCGCCGTGATGTCGTACTGGCCCCCGTGGATCGCACCATCCGCCTGAAATGAACCCGGACGAGCAATTTTGGCGAACGCGGGGCCATAATTTTCTACGGCCCAAGCAGCACGGTGGTGGCGACGAATTTCCTGGCGGGTTTGATCTTTTGGGTTTGCTGCGGCGTAAGCTGGCCGACTGTAACACGGTTTTGGAGATTGGCTGTGGGGATGGTCGATTGAGCGGTGCATTTTGCAAGCACCGTTATACGGGCGTGGACATCAATCCCACCTGCATCCAAATGGCACGCGACAAACACCCAGGTTATACATTCCGGTTGGTTCACTATCTCGATTACTACCCGATGCATTTCGCTGTGCTGTTGCATACGGTCCTGTTGCACATCCCAGATGACCTGATCAATGAGTTCGTTGGGCGGGCTTGTCGGGCGGCGTGGGACAGGGTATTGGTGAGCGAAATATTGGGCAGAGAGTGGCGGCGCAAAAGCGGCATGCCGCCGGTCTACAACCGAGAACTGGATGAGTACGTTGAGCTATTTCGCCATCACGGGTTCGTCCTGTCCAAACACACTCGCGTTCCATACAAGCACTATCTAAAGTACAAGGGTCGGCGGAACACCGACATGAGTTTCCTGCAATTCAACAGGGGGATATGACAATGGGCAGAGATGCCCGATGGGCGATTGGCGTGCTGCGAACGCTGGCCGAGACCAAGGGCGCCAAGACCAGCGCCGAATGGGCGGACATTGGCGAAGCCGTAGGGGTGCTGGAATCGTGCGTAGATCGCACGGAACGGGTAGTTGATGTACTCATTTCTGCGCGTAGTGCTCTGTCGCAATGTCGGCGGGTGCTGCGTGATAAGACATCCCAGTTTGCGCAGATGGCCAACAACTCTGCCGGTGCGACACTGAAGCAAATCGCAGATGTGCTCGGTAGCTAAAACTGATTCAATAGTCTTTCCTGTTGTTGCCGGTCGTGTGGTCCGCGACGGTGTTGGCCTCGCCGCAGACAGACAGACCACGGCAATGGCGACTAAGCATGGTTGGTGGTTAGGCTACATGGTTGGGGAGCTACAGGCTTTTTTCTGGTGGCGGTGGCAGGTACTCATAAAGACGGCCCCATGGTTTATACGGTACGATGTGGACGACCCCATTCATGTCACGCAGCACCAAAACGGCCTGTGGCTCACGAAGGGCGAGCTAACGGTAGACTGGGACCCGTGTCGCGGTTTCACAGTGGTTTTTGCCCGAGAACGTCACAGCCGCTGTCTCACCGAATGTCTTACCAAGTGGATGCGCGGCCTGTCGAGGCCCGCGCCGGTTGTTCATCCACGACCACCCACGATCATCAACCTACGCCGGATTGGCTTCATCGATGAAGGTAGCGCACCTAGCTGACCTGCATTTGGGTTACCGGGCCTACCACAAGACCGTGGGGTCCGGTGTTAACCTGCGCGAGGCCGATGTAGCCAGGGCGTTCAAGGAAGCCATTCAAGTGGTGATCGATGCCAAGCCTGACCTGACGGTAGTTGCGGGTGACATCTTCCATACCGTCCGGCCACCCAACGCGACCGTGACGTACGCATTCCGCATGTTCAAGCGGCTGCACGAGGAGACGAAGGCCCCGATCATCATGGTGGCGGGCAACCACGAATCGCCGCGCAGCAAGGATACGGGCAACATCTTGGAGTTGTTCAATCAGATCGACGGCGGGGCATCGGTCAAGGTGGCCTACAATGAGCCGCGCAGTATCTACGGTGACGATTGGCACGTACTGGCCGTGAGCCACAATGCTGTCCTGATGCGGCCCGAACTAAAGCCGGACAAATCGGCCAAATACAACATTCTGCTGATTCATGCCGCATCCACCCAATATAAGCCACAGGTCCGACATGGAGCGCAGACGATTCGGGCCGAGGAGATCGACCCGAGCGACTGGGACTACGTAGCCTTGGGTGACTACCATACGTATACATCTTTGAAGCCGCACGTAGTCTATCCCGGTGCCATCGAGCGTACGAGCAGCAACATCTGGGCGGAAGCGAAGGAGGATAAAGGGCTGGTAATCTTCGATACCCAGTATCCCAGTACGCACTATTTCGTCGCCCTACAAAGCCCACGACCCGTCTACGACCTCGGCCCGATGGACTGTACTGGGAGGACGCCTTACGAAGTTGATGAAATCATTGCAGGGGCACTGACCGGAAAACAGGTGCACAGTATCGCTCGCTTGGTTTTGTTGAACGTACCCAAGCAGGTGCGCCGCGAGTTGGATCAGAAGCGGATAGCTCACTACCGCAAACAGTTCGTGCACTTGCATCTGGATATGCGACAGCCGCAATATACCACTAAGGGATCATCTGGCGGATCGTTACCGCGCCAAGGTCTAAATGAGATATTGAATGATTTTATTCTCCAAGGATTTCGACCCGAGGATAAGCAACTGGACCGCGAGGCATTGGCACGACTTGGCCAACGCTATCTCAACGAGGCAAAAACGGATGAGGATGACGGTGGAGAGGGAACTTGAAGACCTGAAGCGGAGCGAGCGCGAGAAATACAACAAGTATTGGCTTTTGCCACAGGAGCGACGAATCAGCCCCGGCATGCGGGGCATTGACGTTTTTATGGCCGATGCCCGCGAGCGTGGTTGTCAGAGCATACTCGATGTTGGCTGCGGCAGCGGTCGCACGGTAGCCCACCTTCTCGGCCAAGGCTTTGCCGTCGAGGCGTGCGACATCGCTGCCGACTGTATCAACGAAGACCTACGCCCCACCGTTATGCCGTATTTCAAGGCGGCACCCGCGTGGGACCTACCGTATGAAGATGATAGTTTCGATGTCATCTTTACTTGCGATGTACTGGAACACGTGCCCGAAATACTGATCCGCGATACGATGCGCGAGTTCGCTCGCGTAGCCAAGTATACGTATGCCGAAATCGCCGCCTTTGATCGCAATGTCGGCGGACTACACGTGCACGTGACGGTCAAGCCGCAATCGTGGTGGACCTCAGTTTTGACGGAAACGCACGTCATCGAATCTTTTGCCGAGCGCCGAAAGCCCAAGACCAAGGGGTTTGAATACTGGCTTCGCCGCCGGTAGGGTGTTTGGGTATTTGGCAGGTAGCGGTAGTCGGACATAGATTACGTATAGGGGTTGTGGTGGAGGGGCGCGTCGTGCGCCCAGTGGGTGGAATACATGATCACAAAATTGCTTCGGCTTCTGGCCGCTCGGCAGGCGCCTAAAATACCATCTGTCTTCGGCGGAAGCATTCCCAGCCCATACGGATATAGCCGCGAATCCAACCTAACCGATCAGTTGAGGGCATACGAGCATTTCACGTATGCCGCGATCCATACCCGTGCCAAGCGAATAGCGGAACTGGATTTCCAGTTATTTAAGGTGACGGAGGTGAATGGCAACGGGCGGGCTATCGCCGGTAGGGTCACGCCGGAGCGCACACGGGCACGTCGTCGTTTGGAACGTCAGGTCATTGGCTTGAACAGGGCTAACTTGGCGAATTATGAACGCGGCCACTTGGAAATTGAGGAGATCGAAACCCACCCCTTCTTGGACATTATCTACCGGCCCAACCCGATGCACGAGAAGACGGGTTTCATATTGAAGGAACGGACGGAAATACACCTGTGCCTGACTGGGAACGCCTTCTGGTTGATCGTCAGGGATAACGCGGGCGACCCAGCCGAGTTTTGGGTGTTGCGTCCCGATTCGATGTATGCCGTTACCAATAAGGACGGCTATCTACAAGGCTGGGCGTTCGTCAAGGCGGATGGGTCTGTCGAATCGCTCAACAGAGAAGATGTTGTGCACTTCAAGATGCCTGCCCCCATCGATGACATCTTTGGTTGGTCGATGTTGAAGTCGGCTGCGTATGCCCACGACACGCAGTCCTTTATGAACCAGTACCACCGCAACTTTTTTGAAAATAGCGCACGTCCCGATTACGTACTCGTCACCGACCAGCCCATAGCACCGGAACAAGCCAAACTCATTCTGCAAGAGTGGCGTGCCGAATTCAGCGGCGCTTCACGTTCCCACCTGCCCGCAATATTGGGTAGCGGGTTGACCCCCAAAGCCCTTCAGTTGACCAACACCGACATACAGTTCCTTGGCCTTGCTGAGTGGAACCTTGACCAACTGGTCGCCATTTACGGTGTTCCCAAGGCCAAGCTTGGGCTGGTCGCTGACGTAAACCGGTCCAACAGCGAAGCGGCGGATGCGACATTCAACCGAGAAACCATTCGTCCTGAAATGCTTCGTATTGTTGAAACCATACAAGCGGAAGTGTTGTCATCGTGGGATGAGAACACTTCATGGTACGATTTGGGGTTCCCTGACCCAGTGCCAGAAGACAGACAATTCCAGCTAGAGAAGCGGCTTGAGGAGTTCAAGGGTGGCATCCGTACACTGAACGAGGCCCGCGATGACGCCGATCTTGAGCCCTTCCCAGAGGAACTGGGCGACCGAATCAAGATTCAGATGCAGGACATCTTGGTGCCGGTCGGTGCTTCTACGGATGTACTGGATGTGGCGCTGGGTGCACCACAAACTGTACCCCAGCCACCGGGCTCGACTGTCGGTGTGGCCGGTAGCGAGCAACCGGTAATAGATGAGCCGACTGGCGATGAGCCGCCACGCGGCCTGCTATTGGGTCACCGAAGGCCCGATGATAATCTGTTCGCCAGCGAAGTCTATCGTGGTATATGGTGGGCACGGTTCGTCGCTCGGAGCATGCGCGGCGAGACCATGTACCAAGAGTTCCTGACGAAAGAATGGCGCCGCCAGCGTAAGGACTTGCTGGCGGCGGTCGATGATGTTGTACCGGCCCGCCAGCATGAGGGTATGGCCGAGAAAATACTGGCAGCGGCACTGGGTGAAGCTGCCGATGATCGCTTGGTGGCCGGATTACTGGCAATTAGTCGCCAGCTATCGGTGGCTGAAGCGCAGACGCTGGCCGACATGTACGGTGTGCCGGAAAAGGTAACGGCACTGAACGAGGAGATTGCTTGGTACCTTGAGACCAAGCCTATTCGTATCCGCCACATCAACAGTGTCACGCGAGACGCCATACGTCGAGCGGTCAGTGACTGGATGATGTCCGGCGAGGCCGTTGATGGTCTCAAAGCCCGCATACTGGGTGCGACGGACATAGAGATGTCGGCTGCCCGCGCCGAGTCCATCGCCCGTACAGAAGCTAATGGTGCGTTGAACGCAGGTGCGCAGGCGTTGATCACGGAAGCGGGCATGCCGTACAAGGAGTGGTTGTCCGCTCGGGACGGGCGCGTCAGGGAAAGTCATCAGGCCGCCGATGGTCAGGTTGTCCGTGCTGCCGAGACGTTTCGTGTTGGGAACGCGCAGTTGCGGTATCCGGGTGATCCTTACACTGGCGCTGCCGAGGAGATTTGTAATTGTCGCTGTGCTGTTGTGCCACGTATGGCACCCAAGGCGACATGATGTAATATTGACGCAAGCTAGAACAATAACCTAGCTTACAGTAGAAGCAGCAGAGTTGGCCCACCGTTGGCCCGTGCGCTGTGAACTGAGAGATCAGTCGCAAACGCCGGGCCTTTTTCCGTCCCGGCCCCAACAGGACCAGTGCTTATGCCGGGGCCTCGTCATAACAAAGTACGTGCGGCGGTCTTCTGTCGTGTTGAGCACGACGCGGATCGCAACAACGAGGGTGCGAAAATCGCGCCGAACGGGAAGCCCTATGATCTGAAGATCAGGGCTTCGACGAACAAAATAGCGCGAGACGGCGGAATCATCGAAGCGGGTGCTTGGGAAAACGACCTAAGCCGCTACGACAGCAACCCCGTCATCATGTTCGCCCACGACTATAGCCATCCGCCCGTTGGCAATGCCGTACAGACCGTAGTTGATCATAGCGATGGGTCGCTTGTCCAGTACGTCAGGTGGTTGGACGGCCTGACCAATGATCATTGGGACCAGTTGGCCCACCGGCTGCGAAGGCTCTATGAAGTGGGGGGCATGCGGGCATGGTCGGTTGGGTTCGACGTGCATGAGTGGCGCGAGCCCAACGAAGACGAACGTGCTATGGCCAGTGAACAGGGGATTGATGTCTACTGGGTCGCCACTCGTGCGGAACTCTTGGAGACCAGCGCCGTCCCCGTCCCCGCCGACCCTTATGCCAATACCGTGGACAAGGCCCTGCGAAGCGCCCACAAGAAAGGCATTCTCGATGTAACGCCGCTGACTCGCGCTTGGGAGACGGCGAAGCGTATTGCACAGGTGGGCTACCACTGTGACTACTGCGGAATCGACATCGAACCCGCCAAGGTCGAATGGGTTCAGCCGCCCGGCGATGATGATGTCAGGATCGCTTGTCCAGGGTGCGCGGCCACTCGTGCCACGACGGTTCAGACCCTGGTTTTCCCGAAGAACAAATGGGACAGCTTGGAAGATTGCCGCAAATGGCTGTCCGACCACGATTTCAAGACTGGCGTTGACGAAACCGACAGTTCTTGGCGGTTTCGCCAGCGTAATCCGGGCGACTTCGCGGAGGGCGGCATGGACAACGGCCAGACGTTCGCCACGATCTGCATTCTACCAAACGACGTGGCGGCCTCTGCCGACACATGCCGCATAAAGGCCGTCGTCGGCGTGCTGAAGAAAGAGCATGCGGGCGATGTACTACGCTACACGACCAGTTCCGGGTCAAATATCATAACGATCATGGGCAACGATTATACCACCAGCGATAGCACCACGACGAATAACGCATTCCGATTCGATACTACACCCACGTTCCGAATCGCAGTTCGGGGCGATGACGGGCAAATCGAGTACGAGATTGAAGCCAACGAGTGGGTCTACGATCCCAACCAACAGCGATTGACGCTTCCCGGCTCTGTTTTGCGTGCCGAGTTGGAGTCGCTACTGGCGATCCGTGAAGCCGATGAAGAACTGGAAGCGGAAGGTGGCGAGACGGAAGATGCGGATACGACCGAACCCGACGTGTCCGATGATGTAGATACAGAGGAAGAAGCAGAAATCGAAACCATTAAAGCCGAAGCTGCCGACGAATCGGAGGCGACGGACGAAGAAACAGAAGAGGTCGAAGACGGGACGGACGAAGAACAAACAGTGGTCGCCACGGCAGATGAAGCCGCCGACGAAGCCGCTGCTGGCGCCGCCGAGGGCGACGACGCGGGCGGTGCCGATGAAGGGGAAAACCTAGTCAAACTTGTACTGACGATACCGGATGGTGTTGACGCAGAAGATGTGGATGCCGAAGAACTGCTGGCCGAGGCGATCACAGAAGCGATCAATGCCAAAATCCAGACCATGGTAGCGTCAAAGTAACCAGCGTTGTGTA